CCCCATAACTTCTTCTGCCCAACCGTGAGCAATGATCCGTCCTTCGTTGTCAAAGGTCTCGCACCTGAATATGACCGTAGACGCGTCGTAGTGCATCATGGTCGTCACGATCTGTCCTTGTGGGTAGGCAGTCCAGAAGCGTTCTAGGCGCTGTGCAACGGTCTCGTAAAGCGATAGGTCAAAGTGTGCCATTAGCGCGCCTGCCAGACGATCGCCATGTTGCCTGCAAGCGTTGGTCGCTCTAGGTCGGTGGCGTAGACAAACTTGTCTTTGACTAAGGAGCCCCGGGTAGGTCTGACAGTGTTGCCCGAGATGCCCAGCGCGCGCTCGATCTCTTCATCTGTCGCGCCGCCTGTCTGCTTGAGGTATTCATATACGCGCCGACGCTTTGATCCTGATTTAGGCAGAGCGTTTAGAGCTGCACTTGCCGAGGTTGGTTTTGCGCTTGGTGAGATGATGACCGTATTGCGATCAATGGCGATGTCTTCACGGTATGCACCGAGTCCGCGTGAAGGTGCAAAAAGTTGGAGATCATTCATGTTGTGATCCGTTGGAGACGACAACTTCGCAATTTTCTACTGCTAGCACTTGCATAGATTTTGAATATTCTTTCGCGCCAAAATAGGCAGTATCTTTTCGTTCCGCGCAAGCCATAAGCACATTGAGCAACCATTCGCCCGCGTTTAAGTCGTCGGGTTCGTGGTCGTGCATCGCTACCAGAAGAGTAACTTTTTGGAGTTGAGTATTTGGTGTTTCTACTTTTTCGCTCATGTCGGGTTCCTTTTGGTTCGGTTTATTGGTTTAACTTTGTTGCATGCCTTAAAGCCCGGGTGCATCCAAAGAATCTTAGAAGTGTTGGTGCTGTGCACAGTGCCAGTCATCTCTAGTCCACACTTTTTGCAAGTTATTTTGTGCATGTCAAGATCACATTGATCGCGGCTCGAATCACTGACGCATTGAATCGGTTTTGCTCTCCGCCGATCGTCATGTGCGCGTCGTACATCATCGTCAGTTCGTCAAGAAGAATGTCGTGAGTATGTTTTGGTGCTGGTACATGATTAGGTCGCACAATGTCGTCTATGAATTGCTTGAAGACTTTGTTGTATTTGTCGCTGTAAGTTTCGGGATACATCTGTCGGGTCTCCTCTGTGATTCCTGTTTCGGGATATTGCTGTTCGGTCACTGTGGAAGGTTCCAAGGTGTCCAAGATGAATTATGCCATATCGCAAGACCTGCGATGAGGTTTATCTTCGGATCAAACAACTGGTCGCACACTGACAGGATTCCTTTCGCTTGTAGCCAACCTTGAGGCCAGTATGCCGAAGGGGTGCACCAGAATCCGTTGATCTGCATTAGACCGTATGAGCCGCCGTTCGTGTCGTATCGGTTGTAGGCGTCTTCGGTGCAAAGTGACTCACGATAGAGCACTCTTGAGAGCGTAGGAGACTCATCGGCAGACCAGCCAACCTTGAAAGCAAGATCGAGAGCTTGCGCGCATGTCGTTACTGGGAGAGTAGTGACAGGGGGTGTCACTACGCTCGGCAGAGGGGTCAATGGGATCGTCTGATATGAGGTTGAGGCACTGACTTTAGACATGCCTTGAGGCGGCTTAGAAGCGTCCCAGAGCAGCACAAAGGCGGCAAGTCCGAAAGTTACCCAAGCGAAGATTTTGATCGTTTTTTCGTTCATTGTTGAAAGCTCAATTCTGTAGGCACGCCCCAACTGTCGCCAGCCAAGGTTCGGAAGGCGATTTGGGCGCGGATGATTTTGTGTGTGTCTTCGTGTCTAAAGATCTGGACAAGTATTTCTTGTCCGTTGTCCATTGAGCACCGACCTACCTCGTAGATGAAGACTTTTGGTTCGGTCATAATTTCACTCCTATCGTCGGTACTTCGACCATAGAGGATCAGTGTGCGCTATTGGGGGATTTCGCCGAACACTCTCTGAAACGCTTGTTTCACAAGGGCTGGAGAGTCTGCCATAGCGGGAGAGATCTCAACATGAAGCCAGTCGCCACCCGGGGCTCCGTGAATTGTTGGCTTTGAGTATTTGCTCCACGCTTGTCGAGTGCACTGCCAGCCTCGTCCGAAACTTTGTGGAAAGTAATCAAGCACGCACTCAAGACCAAGCGCGTTCGCGTTAGCAGTAACAATGTTAAAGAAGTCAATCGTGCCCTTGCGGTTCGCTTTAGGTTGCTTGTCCGACTTGCGATATGAAAGATCTACTGCGCGTCCTGTTGCATGCACTGAAAGATTCTCGGATCCGCGCATGTCGCGAACGCCCCAAGATCCGTTATTCCAGAAGGCTCCGTTGCCGTAACGAATCGCTTGTCTGATCCATTCGTCCATTCCGCTTCTAGGGCCAGCTGCGGCACCGTCGGAGTTCCCTGTGTAAGGCTTGCTTCCTACGATTTTAGGGTTCGCTGGAATAATGCTCATAGCGCTGGAGGGTCTTTAGGTCGGTCTTTGAGTCCGTTGCCTGCAAGTAGACCAATTAAACCGCCTGCGAGGGTCATCAACATCGGCGACAAGACGCCCCATGCTTCCGCGTCGTTAGGGCTTTGCTCGGTAGGTTGCACGACAAACAGCAAGCCGAAGATCAGTGAGGCGATTGCCATAACGAAAGATGCGGTCAGTCCGATTCCTACGATGAGGATTAGTCGAGCTTTGATTTGTTCGTTGGATAAGCGTTTGTCTGGGTTCACGCGCAGCGCCTTTCTAGTAGTCCGTTGGCTTTGGTGGTGTTGCAGTTTTCGCGGTTGCGATCAGCACAAGCCGTTAGTGCAAGTGCAAGGATGACGCTCACTATTAGTACGCGCGGTTTCATAATTAATTACGGAATAGGAATGTAATTGACTTGCTGCTGAATAAACGCTTCGTATTCAGTTGGTGTCATTGGACGAACTTTGTCATCAACTTGAACGAATACTTCGTCGTGTGGGTACATCGCTACGGCTTCTTCGTATGTCATGTGTTATGCCTTTCGGTATCCGTAAACAAAGATAGTTCCGCCAGTCAAAGTGCCAGAAGAAGTAGCAATAGTAAATGCTGTGTATGAAGTTGCCACATTATGTATCCCAGTACCTGTTCCAGCGACTGTTCCTGCTGCCCAATTAGTAGGACCAAATACAGTTGGTTTTGCTAAAAATGGGTTTACTACATCAAGGTTGAAAGCAATAAAACCTGTTGTGGCATATCCAGCATAGCCAAACGAGCTTGCAGCGTTGTCTGACGCTGCCAGCGGTGTCGTTGAACCGTAACTAACATAAAAAGTTCCAGAACTGTATCCAGTAACTGATGCACCAAGGGTCAATACTAAAGTAGTCAAACCAGAAGCAACGCCGCCACTTACCACAATTTTGTAGTTGTCATAAGTTGTAGAAAATGCGTCAGATACCGTGACACTTGCGACAGCGCTTCCAATGGTCTGTTCCTTGATGTATGTCAAACCGCTGTTTATGTTGTTATTTACATAAGCCGATGTCAGGATCTGTCCTGCGGTGGTTGGGGTACTTACAGTCATGTTTCTATCCTAGGACATTGTCTTCGTCGAGTGTGCCATATACAGCGTCGTTCAAGATCAGCTCATAGACGATCGTGGTTGGTGCCGTGAAGTAGGTTACAGCGTGCCCAGCCGACAAAGTAAGCCGATGCTCAAGTCCTTCTACCGTCAAGTTTTGAGCGAATTGGGTTGGGCCTTCCGAAGTGGTAATTGACTTTTCAATATTGATGACACTGCCTACATCAAGTAGGGCAAGTGTGTCTTGGTCTAGGGCAGGCGTGCCGGGGAACTCGGTGCCGATTGAGTTGAAGCGTGCTTCTGGATTAGCGTTAAGAAGGTATTCGGCAAGTGTGAGAGCTGCGGCGTCGTTATGAACTAGCGAGTCCGTGATCGAGGTTGTTTGGATTAGGTAGGTCGCTTGAGAGGTCAGGTCTTCGGCGACTTGTGGCGATGATGCTCCAGCGTGTGCAACTGATGCACGATTGACGACTGTGTCCGCTTGGAAAGCAATATCAATCGCCGAGTAGCCGATCTTGGTTGGTGGGTTTGTGTCGTGAAACTCTGCAACAGGGACGCCTAAGACTTGCCCGATGCGCTTCTGGAAGGTAATAGTGCCTTCACGATCCACAAAGATTCTGCCTTGCTCGGCTTCCATGATCTTGTTGGCGTAGCCTGCAACCGAAGTACCGTTTGCGACCGTCCAAGCGGCTGCACCGCCAAGGGTCGCCACGCCTGTCTCAATGCTCCGAGTGCCCACATAATCCACTTCTGGACGATCTAACAGGTCGTCAAAACGATCGCTTGAGAGCTGCTCTGTGACATTCCATTCAGCCAAGAAAGTCTGCCCAAGTTGATAAGAGAAGTCAGCGCAAGTTACGCTCACGGTGTCTAGACCGCCGAGGGTAAAGGTGTAATCGAAGTTCACGATGTAGCCGACCCACAAATACTTTTTGACGCCGAGCGAGTCATATCGAGAGAAGCGGACTTTGCGAAGTGGTGCAAGCCCGGGAAGCGAGTTGTTCGGATCGTAGTAAGGGGATGTCGTGTCGAAAGGGTTGAACACTCCGTCGGCGTAAGTGTCGTTGAGCGTGAAGCTCATCGTGCCATAAGGGAATTGGTCGCCTGTGTTGGCGCGTCCGCGTTTTGCTGTCAAGCCGATAGTGCCGTCCATGACCGACGCGTATTGATCGGTGCCGTCTAAGACATAATCAGTTGAGTCAAGTGTGCCTTTAGGGTCGTCGTCAAGTGTGAAAGCGTTCCAGTTGTACCCTGTATCAATCTCAAGGTCGTAAAGACCTGATCCAACTACCGCGACGCCTGCCATTACGCAACCGCTATATCTGCTGGGCCGTTCTGCCTGTTGAATGCTCTGATCGCGTTCACGACAGCGTTGCCCACTTCGGCACTCGAAGCCAAGCCGCCGTTCACATTGACTGTGTATTGTTGAATCATTTCGGGGGTTACGCCACCAAAAAACGACCCAATTTGCCCTTGAGTGTCAATAGTGTTTCCACCACCGCTATATCTCGACGAGCCACCACCGCCCGTCATTGGTGCGGCAGGTGTAGGAATTACTGGAGTGGCAATAACTGGCATTGAAGGGACGATTGATCCTGTCTCTGGCATGCCAGCGCGCTCGCTTACGCCAGTGAAACCACCACCACCGCCACCGATACTTGGAAGATCTACTTTTGGCACGCTAGGAATGTCAGTGAACGGGCTAATTGCGTTTATGCCTTTAATCAGTGCGTTCACGGTATTGATCCAAGTGTTCGCAAAGATCTCAAAACCTTTCATGAGACCGTTAAGGACACTGTTCACAATGGTTCTGAATGTCTCAAACTTGTTGTAGGCGTATCCAATTCCTACGACCAGTGCTGCAACTCCTGCCGCTATTGCTGTAAAAGGATTGAGCGCCATTGCAAGGTTCACCGCCAAGATTGCGACGGATATTGCGGTAATTGCGGCAGCTATTGCAAGGAACGCTTTTGGATTGTCTTGTGCCCAATCAGCAAACTTTTGCAGTATTGGTAACGCTGCTTCAACTACTGGAAGAAGTGCTGCACCTATAGATTCTTTTGTTTCATCCAAACTGTTCTTTAAGATCTTGAACTTGCCTGCGGCAGTGTTTGCAGCTGCGGCAGCCGCTCCACCAAAAGTACCGTTAAGAACGGTCATTACCTCATCAAGAGATGCGCCGTCTTTAATCATGGCTTTAATCTCTGGCGATAAGGCTTGCAGGCCTTTCATGTTTCCGCCATAAGCACGGGCTAATGCTTCGCTGACTTCGCCTAGTGATTTATTGGAGCCGATAGCGATGTCTTGGGCGAGACTTAAGGCTGTCGTCGCTACTTGGACATCTTTTGTTCCTCGAAGCAAACTCGCAAACGCTGGACGAAGTTCGCTGTCTGCTGTGCCCGATGCGCGCGACATTGAAGCGATCATCTTCTCTGTCGCGGCAACTTGGGCGTCGGCTGCTCCAGTTACATTCTTCATGGTGACGGCAAGTTGTGTTTGTTCTGCTTGATCTTCTACAGCCGCTTTAGTGGCTAGTCCTATTGCTCCAGCGACAGCCGTCAA